CAAGAGAGCAAATACCAGATTTACAACAAACAATGGTATAAGAATTGATGGAGTTCAATATTGGGCATCAACATCAGACAATGGTGGTTCAGGAAAAACAAGAGACTTTAGTGTTTCTTTAACAACGGGACTACATTATCTAGATATCAATGTCGAATCTACTAAGTCTAATGGAGATGACTATATTGCTCTAGCAGTAGCCGGGCCTAGCACAACTAATCCCTGGACTTCTGCGACTACAGCAAACAAACCTATAGTAATATCATCTGCAACTCTACAGGGTAATGGAAGAGCATCTGCTAACAATGCGGGAATAGCATATACATTACCTGGTGGAGGAATATATTTCAATGGAGTTACTGAATTATCATTGAGTGGTATTGCAAGTAATGTAGCATCATATTATGTTGGAAGCAGAATAAACATAGAAACTTTCAATATAACTCAAGATGTATATGGAAAGGTTACAACTTCCACAGAAAATTATAGTGCGACCGTTACAAATTACAACAACTTGAATAATTCATTAACTGTTGATACTCCAGTTAACTTGAGTATTGGCACAAATATTAATGTTGGTGGCGATATTACATCAACATATACTCTGAATGGAACGTATACGAGCTATTCTCTTGGTGTTCAAGGAGGAGGACTATCTCAATTATCAACAGACGAGGCAGGCAACTATTATGGTGTATTCCATGTGCCTCAAGGAATATTTAAAACTGGAGATAGAATATTCAGATTAGACGATAGATTAGTGGATGGAGATCCTTCTTCAGCAGATACTTTCTCTGAAGCAACATTTACTGCTCATGGACTAGCAACTAGGTCACAGGCATTAAATTTTGCTGCCTCAATTGCGGGTGCCAAAAATACATTTACTAGAACAGATTATCGTCAAGGTGCTACGATATCTCAAACAACAAGAACTTACAAAATAAGAAGAGATCCATTAGCACAAACATTCATATTTGATTCTGAAAATTATCCTTATGGTCTGTTCTTAGATTCAATAAAACTATATTTTAGAGCACCTCCTAGTGCAGCAACAAGAACTGGAACATTGAGAGATGCACATGGAACAACTTCTCCAATAACCTTATCTATTGTCGGAACTCAAAATGGTTATCCAAATGGAGAAACATTAGATTATAGTATTGTTACTCTTCAGTCAGATGAAGTCAATGTTAGTGATACTCCTTTCTATAATGATCCTACTACAGCGACAGTATTTAAATTCCCCGCTCCAGTATTTGTGCAACCTGAAATTCTTTACTCAATAATACTAAAGAGTTCATCAAATGATTATTATCCACACATTGCAGTACAAGGCGAGACAACAATTACATCAACATCTAGAGAAAATATAACAGATCCTATAGAAGCAGTAGGACAAAAAATAGGTACCAATCCATACGTTGGGTCTCTATTCGAGTCTCAGAATGGTATAACTTGGGTTGCCGAACCTAGAAAGAGTATGATGATGATAATTGACCGTTGTGTGTTTAATACGTCAATACAACCTACAATCACATTTGCATTACCCAATAATCTTCCTTCAAGAAGAAATATGTCATCATATATTCAATATTATAAAGATAGCAATATCGCTCCTAATACTGATTCAAGTTATAATTATAATGACATACCTTCACATGCGATTAACTTGACAACTACAGAGTTAGTTCCAAGTTCAATAACAAGTATTGGATATACATACAATTCAACACTTAGCAGCACAAGAGGATATTCTGGAGAAACATTAGTGAATCCTGGAAAATATGGTTCTCCTCTTCCAATGGATATCTCTCTTGGTGATGGATTGGGAGAAAGAGTTCTTGTTGCAAACTCTTCAAATTCATTTGTATTGAAAGCAACATTATCATCAACAGACGATTCGGTATCACCAATGATTTCTGATGATGGTGTTACATTATATAACGTTCAATATCAAATCAACAATTTAGGTCTGAGCAACAACAATATTATTGTTATCAATGGAGGAACTGGATATAACGGACCAGGAACACCAAATGCTAACGTAACAATATCCGCTCCTGATGTTGCAGGAGGCGGTCAAGCATATGGTGTCGCAAACGTTGTAAACGGAAATGTTATTTCAGTTTATGTGACTGTACCTGGATCTGGTTACTTAAATACTCCAACAATCACTATCACTGGATCAAATACTTCCCAAGCAATCGTGAACGTTGCAAGTGAGTTTTCACCTAAAGGAGGAAATTCTCTATCCAGATATATCACAAGAAATGTTTCATTAACTCCTCAAAATGAATCTGAAGACTTGAGAGTATATTTTACTGCATATCGTGACCGTTTGACTCAGATATATGTCTTCTATAAGATTCAAAGTCCTAATGACACAGGAACATTTGAAGACAACAATTGGCAACTAATGACTCTGTTAGGAACATACAAAAATATCTATTCTACTGATGAGTCAGATTTAATTGAATATGTTGCAGCACCTGGAGTATATGGATCCGGAGTCGCAAACAATTATGTTTCTTATACTGCAACTAATGGTCAGACATATAATTCATTTACAACATTTGCAATCAAGATTGTAATGACAACATCAGATAATACTGTAGTTCCTTTCTTAACTGACCTGCGTGTACTTGCATTGCCTTCTGGAACAGGAATTTAATATGGCTCTAGTAAAAGTAAATGATAGTCCTTATATAAGAGATACGAGAAGTATGGCTCTTATAAACAATAATGATTCTGAAAGAGAAGAATATTACAATAAGGTTCGTATATTACAGAATCAAAAAGAAGAAATAAATAAAGTCAAGTCTGAAATTCGGAGCATTAAAGATGACATTGGCGAAATAAAAATGCTAATGAAATCATTGTTAGATAAGGGTTCACATGGCTAATACCGCACAAATACTAAGCTATGCAAATACATTCAGCGAATGGTTGGTTGTAACCAATGCATTAGTAAGAGAAAATAATGATATTGCTGCAAATAATTATACAAAATCTACAGGTACTCTTTTCCTAAATGATCCAACGTTAGGTCTATCAGTATCAAAAGCAGCAACAGTACAAGGACAATTTCAGGTAACAGGTACAGGTTCTTTTGCAAACGTACAGAATAGTTTACAAGTCGGCGGACAATTATTTCTGACAAACACAAAACAGACTCTTGTTGTCTCTGGTATTTGTCATACGACAGGAAATACATTTACAACATCGTCAACTTCGCAAGTTACAATCGACACGTTTGCAGCAGCAACATACAGAAGTGCAGATTATAATATATTAATGACTTCAGGTACATCATATCATTCTACCAAATTGAGTCTATTGCATGATGGAACTAATGTATTTTTAACTCAATATGGTGATATTGTGTCTATCAGTTCTTTAGGAACTTTTGACGCATCTATTGCCACAGGAACATTGAGTTTAAGATTTACACCAACAAACGCATCAACATCTCTAAAAATAATGAGAGATTTGATTGTAGTATAATAAATAAAATAAACTAGGGGGAAAATGAACCTTGGCTACAGCAAATAACTTTATAGTAAGAAACGGCCTGACTGTAGGCACAACATCAATAGTAGACTCTTCAGGCAACTGGACCGGACAAGCAGTAGGCGTGTCTGTTGGTGGTACTGGAGCAACAACTGCAACCGCAGCTCGTACCAATCTGGGTCTAGGAAGTATTTCTACTCAATCATCTTCAAGTGTAAGTATCACCGGCGGTTCCATTACAGGAATAACTGACTTGGCGATTGCGGATGGTGGTACTGGAGCATCCGATGCTGCTACTGCCAGAACTAATCTAGGTCTTGGTAGCATATCAACTCAATCATCTTCAAGTGTAAGTATTACCGGTGGTTCCATTACAGGGATAACTGACCTAGCAGTTGCAGATGGTGGCACCGGAGCATCCGATGCTGCTACTGCCAGAACTAATCTAGGTCTTGGTAGCATATCCACTCAATCATCTTCAAGTGTAAGCATCACTGGCGGGTCTATTACAGTAAGTAGTCATAGAGTACAATCATCATCAGTTCAAGATGCTGTTGCTATCTCTGGAAGAGCAGGAGGTTCGTCTTCATATGCAGTTACTCTCACTCCTACTACTCTAGGAGGAAATCGTACTCTTACTCTACCTGATGCAAGTGGTACAGCAGTTTTAGATAGTGCTACACAATCTCTCAGTAATAAAACATTAACGGGTACTCAAGAAACTGTATTTACGATTACTGATGGTGCTGCGTTTGAAGTTAATCCTGCAAACGGTGGAATCCAAACAATAACTCTCGGTGCAAGCAGAACACCAAAAGCAACCAATTTTGCTGCTGGTCAAAGTGTGACATTAATGGTTATTGACGGAGCCGATTATGCATTAACTTGGACAGATACAACTTGGGGAACAAGCGGAGTTGCATGGGTAAATGGTTCTTTTCCGGGTCTTGCTACAAACGGTTACACAATCATTGAATTCTGGAAAATTGGCACTCAAGTTTATGGTGCACTTGTAGGATACGCATAATGCTACATCATGCAAATAGAGCAACTGGAGGAAATGCAGGAGATCCTTATTTTAATAATGTATCCTTGTTGCTTAAAGGCAATGGTGTAAATGGTGCACAGAATAATACTTTTGTAGATAGCAGTCCCAATAATCTAACGATAACAAGAAACGGAAATACCAGACAAGGAACTTTTAGTCCATTTGGCAATTATTGGAGTTATACGTTTGACAATAGCGCAGACTATGTAGACATTTCATCTTCGTCATCCAATTTAAGTATGACTGGTAATTATACCATTGAGTTTTGGTTTTACGCTGACTCCAATGACGGTGGATGTATCTTTGACAGCAGACCAAATAGTACAAACGGTAGATATCCTGCGGTCTTTGTTAATTCGGACGGCGGATTTATGTCGTATTTTATTAATAATGCTGGTCTATTAGTTTATGGTGGAGACGTTTTGAGTCAATGGATTCATTGTGCGATTGTAAGAAATGGTAGCACTATTACCATGTATATCAACGGCACGGCTGTTGATACCGCAACAGATTCTAATACATATACCATACCAGCAGCCAGATTAAGAATGGGCGCCAATGGTGGATTTTACTCAAGCTCAAATGACCAGTATTATGGTTATATTTCCAATTTTAGAATTGTCAACGGTACTGCGGTATATACATCAAACTTTACTCCTCCAAGTAATCCTCTTACTGCCATATCTGGTACATATTTGTTGACTGCACAATCCAATGGATTTAAAGATAATAGTAGCAATGCACTTTCTTTTTCTCCTACAGGAAATGTAAGTGCGTCAAAATTTAATCCTCTTCTTCCTTATTATCCATATGTTCCTTCTCTATTTGGTGGAAGTGCGTATTTTGATGGAACCGGAGATTATTTAAGTATTGAAGATACGACATTGCTTGAAGTTCCAACACAAGACTTTACTATGGAGGCTTGGATTTATTTGTTGAGTCTTCCAGCAAGTGGAAGTGGATTCAACTTTTTACAAAAAGGAATACTTGCCTCCAACAACCTCGAATATATATTGGGTGTTGATACTGCCAGTGGCAACACAAGATTGAGTTTTGACGCTTCAACATCTGGAACTGATATAACTAATGTATTCACGGCGACATCCGGCAATATTGAAATTGGTATGTGGTATCATTGTGCTGTAACCAGATCAGGTACATCATTAAAATTGTGGCTTAACGGAGTGGAAGTTGGTTCATTTAATACATATCCTTCATCAACATTTACAGGTGATGGAACTATTACAATAGGTTCTAATTCAGATGGAGAGTATGGCATAAATGGTTATCTCACAAATTTAAGAGTCGTCAAAGGTACGGCTGTATATACAAGCACATTCACTCCAACAACCTCACCTCTGACTGCAATAACAAATACCAATTTACTTTGTAATTTTGTAAATGCAGGCATTAGAGATTATTCTCAAATAAATTATATAGATACTGTAGGGAATGCCCAAGTTTCAACTAGTGTCAAAAAATTTGATTTAGGGTCATTTGCATTTGATGGAACTGGAGATTGGTTATTTGTTCCAAATGATTTAGAACAGCAACTTTCTACTGGAGAGTTCACCATCGAATCTTGGGTTTATCTATCTGCAACTGGAGTTGCTCAAGGAATCATCGGAAAAGGAACCAGCACAACAGGATGGTTATTATCTGTAAATTCTACCAATAAAGTTGTGTTTAGTTATGGTTCTTCAACCATTACATCGACAGGTTCGTTATCAGGAAGCACATGGTATCATGTTGCTGTTGTTCGTGAAGGAACAGGAACGAACCAAACAAAAATTTATATTAACGGTGTCAATGATGGTACCGGAACCGTAACTACAAATTTTACTCAAACAAACGGTATGTATATTGGTGCAAGCCGAACCGGAACAACTCCACTAACTGGGTATCTAGAAGATGTTCGGATAACAAAAGGAATTGCTCGGTATACATCAAACTTTACTCCACCTACTCTACCACTTCCTACTTTCTGAGGTAAATTATGCTTATTGCTTCATTAAAAGACCTTAATCCTGTCGACCATCTAAGTGCTTTCAAACAAACATCGTTTCCTGTAAGTGGACCTAGTGATGAATTTTTAGCAGAAGCAGGATACGCTAAAGTAAATACTTGGAAACCTCATACAGAAACTCAAAAATTAGTTTCTTCAACTCCATATCTAGAAAATGGATGGGTATATACTGTTACTGTTGTCAATAAGACTTCAGAAGAAATTGCTGCCGAAAGAAATTTGAGAGCAGTCAAGATTCGCAAAGAAAGAAATTTGAAGTTATCAGAAACAGATTGGACTCAACTTGCGGATGCTCCTGTGAATAGAGAAGTATGGGCAACATATAGACAAAATCTTCGTGATGTACCAAATCAATCTGGATTTCCTGACACGTTCAATTGGCCAGAACCTCCTACAAACTAAATATATGTTGAACTCATTATACCATAGAGGGCAACATGCCAGCAGGATATCAAGACATTTATCTGGAACAAGGTACAACATTTACAACTAGTTTAACTCTAACAGATAATACCAACGCTGCATACAATCTCGTTGGTTTTTCTGTTAGCAGTAAGGCAAAAGCATCGTACTATTCATCCACTCCAGTTATTACATTTGATACTTCAATTAGTGATGCTAGTAACGGTGTAGTAACTCTTTCTGCAAATTCTTCAGTAACTTCAAACGTATCATCAAGACAAAAACTAGTCTATGATGTAAGATTGTCGGACAATACAACAAATAATGTTACGAGAGTTCTTGAAGGACAGATTTTTGTTTCTCCTGGCGTAACCAAATAAGGACACAATAACGTGCCAAATGTTAAAGTAAGTCCTATACAACAAGTTAACGTTAAAGTCAATCAAGGCAATCAACAGACTGTTCATAATACAACCACGTTTGTCGGTGCAGGTGCTACCGGTGGTGGCGGTGGTTCTGGTATTGACCAATATGCAAGGAATACTGCAAATTCAGCAAATGCTCTAGCAACAGCAGCATATGCTCAAGCAAATAGTGCATCTTCAAATACTGAATATCTACAAGGC